GTTCCATCTTTAGTAAACTTAGCTGACGGATAGGCTTCGGCCAACGAGTTCATCATCTCAAATGGGTCCTGAGCCTCGTAAAGCTTTCCGTCCTCGTCTGCGTAAGCGGCTGGTGAACCGTTTTCATCCAGCAGCGGCTCAATGATTCTATTTCTAGCTCGCTTATTCGCTTCTTCATCTAATGGAGTAAACGTAATGTTTTCAGGAGTCTGATTTTCTGGTGAAACTTCGTCAATAATTCTTCCAGCCGGAGGAAAGTCGATTGGCCCGAATCTTTCTGTAACAGGGGTAATATCCTCTGGAGCAATTTCCGGACTTTCTGCCTCTGGAGCTTCTGGAGTTTCAGGAGCTTCTGGAGCTTCTGCGGCAGGAGCCTCTGGAGCCTCTTCCGGTTTGGCAGCAGGTTTAGGAGCTGCTTTAATTCTATTTTTCTTACCTTTTACAACGTTGACATCTTTATCCCACAAAAGTGGAGGAAAGTTGCCAACTCTTCCATCGGTAGTTTGGCCAGTAATAACTACTCGTCCGCCTTGAGCATTTTTTACGTCTACAACAGTGATTTCTTCGCCGCTGCTATTTAGAAATACTTCTCCAGGCTGCAAGCTAGAAGCTGCACGCTTTACAATATTTTCTGGTGTAGAGGAAGACTTTTCTAAGATTTTATCCAAAGTCTCTTCGGTATCCCCGTTATAGGCTACATCAGCAAAAATTTCTGAAATGGGGTCTTCTGGAACTGACTCTTCCGTTTTGTCAAACTCATCTGGATTAACTCCAGAATCACGAATAAGTTTTTTGACTTCATCCGGATTTTCTGCTTCAAAACCTGCTGGAAGATTTGCAATTGGAGAATTTTTACGGCCGTCTTGCTCTGCAGCTTTTTCCTCTTCAGTTAGTTCGCCTCTAGCCAGACGTTGGTCATCTTTAGTTGGCTCTGTCCTAGTTGCTTGAAGTTCTTCTTGAGTAGGTAGCTTAGAATCCTCTAAAGATTTAACTGGTTTGCCAAATTTATCTTTTCTTGAAGATTTAATTATGTCCACTAATGCAGCGTCTGGAAGAATTGCTTTAGCTTGAGTCAAGTTCCTTGAGTCAAGTTCATATACTCCAGGCTCTAATTCTGCTTCATTACCTTCGCTAACTAAAACTCTAGCTTTTCCTGGCTTACCGGAAGGCCCGACGTACGTACCTCTAGCTGTTCCTACAACTAAATTCCCCCTACCAGTTCTAAATCTAAATAGAACTGTTCCACCCATTTCTATCCACTGACCCTCGTCATCGCGGGGTTGGATGCGCCAGAATCCCTTGTTGGCACCGTCGTTAAAGCCAATCGCGGCTAGAATGGCTTCGAGTTTTTCACGGAGCTCGTTGGACATAGATATCCTTCACAAACGTGGGTAAAGTCTATTTAAGATTTTACCCTAATAATATTTAGTCGACTTTGGGATATTGCTCGACGATAGTTTTTAGATGTTTTAAAGTTTGGACTGAAAGCCCTCCGCCAGATATGAGCGCTCGGAGTCTAGTAGTCGAATGAGTAGCCGCTAGATAGTCTTCTGTTTCTGAAAAAGCAGTTACTATAGCATCCCTAGACTTTTCGTCTAGGTCTGGTGCTCCTGAAATCCATGCCGCTGATGCAGCAAGAGCTGCTTTGGTGTTTGGATGGCCTTCAGGAAGATACTCTGAGTAGAGAGAAAACTCCTCTTTGTAGTCAGACTCTCCACTTGTTGCATAATCTAAAAAGTTTTGTAGCTCCCACATAACTGCATCGTAAAGTTCTTCATCTGGAAGATAGTCGTACTTGTCTACAGCTTTTCTGGCTATCTCGTAAGCTGTTTCGGCCGAAACGCGCCGAGACTCTCCAAACTCGGAGTTGGCAGTCTCTACCAAATAGCCAATGGTGGCAGACGATGGAACACAATTTGGTACCCGCTTGCCATTTTTAGTTTTCATTCCAACTTGGACATAGCCGTCCCAGCAGGGGTCATCTGGATTTTTTTCTAGGGCAGCTTCATTGTCATCGTGCTCGGAATCTTTCATAAGAGTTCCATCTGGCATGAAGTGATAGCCCTCTGGTGCCTCTACGGCTTTGTCGTCAAGATTTTCAGCCGGAGCAGCATGTCCACCGGAAGACCTAATGACCTGATTTATATACTTAGACACTATCTGACTCCTAAGAATGCCTTAATCTGCCATCTCCACTTTTTGTGCATGTCTTCTCGCTGGGCCAGAAAATCCATTAAACCGAACTCGCGGCACTGCTCTGCTAGTTCTCCTGCTTCGTGGATGCATTCAATTAGTGCCTCGGTGACTCTAAGGGCAGATTGAAGCATAAACTGAATCGAGGTTCCATCTTGTCGGTCCTCATTTATAGTTGATAACTCCAAAAAATCTTGTAGCAAATATGGAGCCGGGAATCCAACCTTAAGAATATTTTCCGCTAGCGGGTCAATGGAAGACTCTACGTCTTCATATAGCGTGGCAAAAAACTCGTGGTATTCACCGAAGTCTGGACCTAATACATTCCAGTGATAGCCCTGAAAAATAAATCTTGCAGCTACAGTATCTGAAAGTAGTTTAGCTAGCTTAGTTGCTAACTCTGGGTTCGGCTGTTGCATTTTAGGCCTCTGGTTCTGCTAATGGTGGTGTTGCTTCGGCTGGAGTAATTGGTGCTTCTGGGGCCGGAGCCTCTCCCTCAGTTGCTGGAGTTTCTCCTTGTAGTAGTTGGTCAACTTCCGGTGGGATAGGTGCTCCACCCTCTTGCATGTTCTGTTGTCTTAAATCTCCCATTACTTCTGGAGCAACAGAACGAAGGAGGGCCTCGGTTAACTCTGGGCTAACCATACCCTTCTGCATAACCATGCGAAGTACAAACTCTTTAGGGTCTGGAGCATCGGCGGAAGAGAATCCGTGAGCACGTCTCCAAGCTTCATAAGAAACAGCTAGCTTGTCGAATCCCATGTCTGCATCTGCAGCGCGGTCATTACGAGTGGCTACCTGGCTTGGGTCGTACCAAATGCAAACATTCTTTACTTCCTCGGGGGAGTAACCATTTGCAACTAGATATGGGCGCAAGTACATAACAGTAAGCGCATCAACAATTAGAAGCATTAGGGGCTCGATGTGTGCCTTGTAAAGTGCTTCGTCAATCTGAAGTGCGTTTGAGTACTTAACGTTGGCAAGACCGGTCACAACGTCTTTAGGAACGTCTAGACCCTGCATGATACGCTCAAGGACTCGGTCTGCACGCTGAGCTAGCGCTGGGTCAAATGAGCGCTCGAACTTAAACTGCTTAATCTTGTCACCAAGCTCTGCAGGGCCACGAATGATTAGCGGAACAACGGCACTCGCAGAGTCCTCGTCCTTAATCGGAGTGGTCATCGCATCGATAAGTTGGTCTTCGAACTCGTCAGCAGCTTCCTCGGTGTTGTAGTTCTCGTTGTAATTACCATCTTCATCGTATGGATAGTCTGGGTCCGGAGCGGCCGCAACGCTGAGACCGTCCGGAAGGTAAAGAGCTCCTGCGTTGAGGCGAGAGCGAGCAGTTGCACGGAACGTGCGGTTTAAAAGTAGAAGCTCGGCACAAAGGTCGAGTAGACCACGTAGTGAAGAGTCTGCTTCCTGAGTGTAGCGAGGGTGAGCACGCCAAATTCTTCCAACAAATGCAGACTTAGGTAAAGCAATAACATCTTTATTACCTTGAGACATCATTGAGCCAACTCCACCAGAGCCTACATCTCTTCTTGGGTTGATGATGTAGTTTCCTCGCTGGTCAATTTGAAGTTCGTCAACAGAACGAACATCCCAACTTTCTGGAAGGCCTGAACCTGCTCGCTCTGGAACCTGAACCAAGTAGCACTCGCCAGTAACTTGCAAATTAAGAGCTGCGTCCTTTAAAAGACCCGGCTGTCCTCCATAAGCGGAGCTCAGACGGTCAAGTGCACGCTGGGCGGCGGCGGCTAGTCGCCGGTCAATTTTTTCTACTTCGTTAATTGGAGCAGGGGCCTCTGAAGGATTTCCGACGGCGGCTGCATAAAGACGAATACGGGATACAACAGACGCAACTAAGTTAAAAGCGTACTTAACTTCACCGATTGCGTCATAGTACTCCCATGCTTCGGTCTGCCAAGCAGTAGATGCAGACTGACGACGAGCTTTGAATAGTTCTGCTTCGCTCTTGTCGTTTAAATTTACTTGAGCTGCTGCTGCAGTTAGTGGGCGAGGCGTGTTGAATACTTGCGGCTCAGCGTAAACAATTCCGAAAGAATCGATAGATACTCCAGGCGCAACTCTTGTAGCACTCTTTGGTGCAGCTGCTCTTACACCTCTACGAGCCTCGTTTGCTTTAGAGTTTTCTTTCTTAAAAATAGCCAAGGTTGGCTCCTACCTGTTTATCGCTCTATCCAGGCCGAAAGTAGCCCAATTACAGCAGAAATAGCCAATACTAATGATACCACAAACGTTAGTTGAGGTAAGATTGATGCTCCAATTACAAATAATAGTGACACCCAAAAGCCAGTGCACCAGTTACATGTAATTAAATATCCAATTTTTGTTGTTGGTCCTTGCTTAGACCACACCCACTGCCTAAAGTTATCGGCAATAGCGTCTGTAGTAATGATGTGAGTTAGCCTGTAGGCACCCAACGCCAAAATTACAAAGTTGATAAGTGTCATTTCCATGGTCAGTCCTTAATCGAGTTTAGAGTCCTGTAAGGATTCCAACCTCTTAATCGGGAGCCGCAACCGCAGCCCGTGTCCTTCTTGAATGCTAGCATCTTTCCGCTCTTGGTTACAACCCAAGAATCTTCTGTAGCCTTTTCAGAGGGGATGAACGTTTCATATGCTTCTTGAAAAACGATTTGCGGCCCCTCCGGGCTGTCTTTTGCCACAAAAACCATTTCATCAGTAACAATCACCCTTGTAATCTCTATATAGTTGGCTCCCGGGGT